GATAAACCGTCACGCGTCCAGATCCCTGTGGTATCACAGATGTACCTGGCCTCAGTAAAGTCCAGTTCCTGCTGTTTAATCACGCAGGCGTTATGTTCGCAGAGGTAAAAAACACTGGCCGGTTCACCGGGCGTCCACTTCAGCCCGAATGGCGTTTCTTTATCACCAAACTTGAGATATTGCTCCTCACCGCAGTGAGGGCAGGCAACGTGGAAACGCATGAAGTGTTCTGACTCTTTTGCCGCCCGCTCAATCTGGCATGTTCCTTTCTCTTTGGGCGTGGATCCGCGGATTGATTTGGGCCACACCGACCCCTCAATACGCTTATCACCGAGAAAGGTCGGAGATCCCTCTTTTTCAATATCGTCGTCGAACGCCGCGAGTTCATCGTATCCGGCAATATCCACCGATTTTTCACGGTAGTTTTTTGCCGCCTTTCCGCCCAGGCACCAGAAGCCGCGACCGTTAGAAAAACGCTTCATACTGAGCGTGTTGTCACGGTGCTTTTTGCCGTACCACGGTGCCAGTGAAAGCAGTGAAGGAATATCCCGGATAGTCGGCTCAACATGCGACTTCATGAAGTTTTCGGCGTCGCCGTCGGTAGGAAGCCAGATCAGGGAGTTTCGCTGTTTGTGCTCAATAAAATATGCATAGACCCCGAGCAACATTTTTGAATAGCCAACACGGGCAGATTTAACGACGTTCACCTCGCGGATATAGTCGTTTCCCATCGCATTCATGATCGCGCGCTGAAAAGGCAATGTTTCCCAGCGCCCTTCCTGATAAGCAGATTCTTTCGGGAGATAATAATGGGTGTCCGCCCATTCAACTGCCGTCTGCGGCTCTGGCCTGTACAGAGAATGAAGCCCCGCGCGCGCAGAGTGCTGCAGTCCCTTAACCTGACTGTTCGATATATTCACTCAGCAACCCCGGTATTATTTCATCCAGCGCAGCTGCTTTGTTCATGGCTTTGATGATGTCCTTTTTGAGGAAATCAATATGTCGGTTTTCCAGTTCCGGAAAACGCCGCTGAACCGACAGAGGGATCCCATCGAGAATACTGGCTATTTCACCGGCGATCCGTGACAGCACGAACGTGCAGAATGCGGTCTCCACCACCTCAGCGGTATCTTTGGCATTTTTTAGCTCCTGGGCGTCAGCCTGTGCTCGGGTAAGCCGGTGCCGCTCATATTCAATTGTGCCTGGCTGGAGGTCGGATTCCGAAGCAATGCGAAGATCCTCTACCTCTTTCCGTAATTTCTCATTCTCAATCTCCGCGTCGCGCGCGGAATACCACTCGATAGCGGCGGCTGAGTCATAGAGTACTTCGTTACCTTTTCCACCACCGCGCGCAACCGGCATCCCCTGATCCTGCCAGTTCTGTATCGTGCGCACACTGACACCGAAGATGTCAGAAAGCCGCTTTTTGTTGACCTCCATAGCTCACTCCGTGCGCAAAAACAGAGAACGGAAACGATCTCGGGTTTTTTACCCATTTTTCTGGCTTAACGTTTCCTTTCTTTTGAGGGGGTGTTTTCTTTTAAAACAATGAATTAGCGAGAAGAAGAACGGAAACGGCAAAAACCCGAAAATTTTCATAAATAGCGAGAATCTGCGCGGACGCCGCCCCGTAACAGCCCGGATCGCCGGAAAGGACCCTTAAGCGATAATAATTATCATTATCGGTAATGAAGCTACCGTTACGAGCACTTAAATGATAATGAAAATCAATTTCACTTTGTGGTGCGCGTGCGATGCGCTTCGGTGTGACTACCAGGAATGTTCGTATGCGATGTTGGTCAGTTCATCAGACAGTTCACTGATGGTGTAGGCTATAGCCATTTTCTGTTCTCTGTTGAACGATGGCCACAACTGACGCAAAGGATCGCTTAGGTGGGTTTGCCAGTGTTCACCGGCACTAAGCTCCTCCCAACCAGTGGGCAGACGGTAAAGACCGCGTCTATATTTTTCTTCATCTGGTGTTAGAGGTGGTAATGGATTTGCCGCCGCACTGGTGTCGTCACCCCATGCACCAACGACAACACGCCCACCACCAGCAAGGTGAACCGTTACGCCCTTTTCACCAATTTCAACAGCGTTGTTCATCAGTAACCTCCATGAATCATGCGTTATCGCAGGTACTCAGTGAATACCTGCAGTAATTACCACCTTGCCTCTAACGATAAACCTGGTTAGTGTCTTTCCTTATTTCCGTGTTTAAAACCTATTAGGAGGATTTATGCGTACAGATATACCGTCAGGAGAATACTCTCTAAAAGGTGTCCACGCCAAAGCTGTTAATAACAAAGACATAAAACTGATTATGCGCCTTGTTGGCAAATGTTACCGCGATGCCAAATCCAACCAAATAAACCTCGTTCCTCTACGGTCGGGTGATGAAATAAGAATTATCTTGCCGATTCATAAATTTAAATATTTATTTAAGGATATACTTAATATTCAAGACCCACCGGACAGCAATACTCGATTTTATTTAAATAATTTTAGCTCTTTGACTTTTGAAGCAAAGATCGATGCTAATAAGGAAATAACTAAGGTCTGGATAAAAGAACCACCATTCGCGCCATCAGAAGAAGAATCTGAACAACTTCGATCTTTATTGTGATGATCTGGTTTTCTCAATCTCTCGGATACTTGACAATTGATTATTCGCTTTTTCTATGGTGGACAGCAGCGGCTTAATCCAGAGAACAGCCTGGCAATATGTCAGCGTGCCGGCGGAAGCGGCGCTATCACTGGCTGCGTCAGCGTTCCCGGAATCGGTGTGCATTGCCCCGGTACGTAAACGGTTCGCGTAGTCGAGCAGCCCACCAGCAACATCAGCAGGAACAGGCAGATCACAGGTTTTTTCACGGTGAAGGATCTCCCGGTATTCGATAACAGTTTTATCGGCGCTGGCATCAATCAGAGAATTGTTGCGGTTAGTGAATTCGGCAATCTGGTTAAACCGGTTGAAGTTGAATGCCTGCGTTGTAATAACCTGCCCCTGCAGCCTGTTATCCGACTCCAGCACGCGCTTATCGCTTTGCACTTCGCTCAGTTTTGCCCGGTTGTTTGCCAGCAGGATACACAGAACGGCAACAATCACTATCGACGTCACTATTGCAATGAAACCAGAGCGATTCACAATAAAATTACTCCCACAACGAGAAACCAGGGCCATGCGTCGTTTCCTTTAGCAGCCAGAATTCCGGCAACGAGCATGCAGATTGCAGACGGTAAATATCTCACTGGTCTATCCCCCAGCACGTCAGCGCGCTTTCCTGGTCACGACGGGATACCTGCCCGTAACAGTTATTAGAACGGATGCGGCAATCTCGGCCGCCATCTTTTATCCACCAGCGGATCGCCTCACATGCACCTTGACGATCACCGGCATTGATTCGCTTATAGAACGTGGAGGGGAAACATTTGCCGGGGCCGATGTTGTACGGACAGAACGACGCAATACCTGCTTTCTGTGGCTCAGTCAGCGACACCTTGATATTTCGTTCAACCCAGGCCAGCGCTTTATCGCGCTCGATGGCATTAACCTGGTCACATTTCGCCTGCGTCAACTTCATGCCCTTCATTACTGGCTTACCATCGACCATCGTGGCGCCACGGCAAATGGTCCAGATTCCACCGCCATCCCGGTACGCTGTCAGGCTGTTTCCCTCTTTCTCATCGAGAAACTGGTCGAGAATCACCGACGCTGGCGCACCGGCAAGCACCAGTCCCAGAACGGCGGCGCTTAGTTTTGTTTTTGTCGAGGCCATATTATTTCACTGCCTCACCTGAGATACGTTTCATTGCCTCTGTCACCACCTCAGCGGCAGCAGGGCGATCACGGTCAGGTTTAACAGCCAAATCAGCGAGGTATTTAGCCAGAAGCTGAGTTCTTTTCTTTTCCTCATCAAGCCGCTCACGCTCTTCTTTTCGCTTCGCGTAGTAGGTCTTAATAGTGAAATAGGCCGAGATCAGTGCGCCGAGAATAAAAACATAATCCTGCAAACTCAGAACGGAGAAGAAACCAAGCAGCCCTGACCACCAGTACGGCAAGTTATGTCCATCGGTTGGGTTCATACGTTGCATTCCACACCTCCGCTATCGGGGTGCTGTGTGATTAAAATGAATCAGGCTTCCGGGCTCTTTTGTAAAAGTGAAAAAAAGAAGGTGATTCCCGGAGCCTGAAGATGATGATCACCACAGCAGGATTGACGTGATGATCGTTATGTCTTATTCAGTTCGCGGATTTCCTCCACAGTCTGAATAAACCGTTCTGTTTCCAGCTCAACACCAATTGCCTGTCGACCCAGTGCCATAGCCGCTTTAATGGTTGAACCGGATCCCATGAAGAAATCAGCCACAACATCACCCGGCCTGCTGCTGGCGTTGATGATCTGCTGCAACATGTCTGCTGGCTTTTCGCATGGGTGTTTGCCGGGGTAAAACTGAACCGGCTTATGCGTCCAGACATCGGTGAAAGGAACAGAGACTGAAACAGAAAAGAACCGCCGGAGAGACTTATACTCTTCCAGCAATTCTGAATACTTCCGGTTCAACGAATGCCACGTGGCCACCAGCTGGTGGTGTGGTGTGTCGAGCTCATTGTTTCGATGCTTATCGAATGCAACCCTGGTGAACAATTCCTGCAGTTTCTGGTAATCCGCTTCGACTGGCAGTTGCCATTGGGATGCACCGAACCAGTGGGACACCATGTTCTTTTTCCCGGTCGCATCGGCGATCTGCTTAGAGGAAACACCCAGCGATTCACGCGCGTCACGGAAATACGAAATCAGCGGCGTCAGCACATGCTGTTTGAGCTCGTTACTTTTCTCCGCGTATCCATCACTCTTTGGCTTATACGGGCCCTGGTAATGTTCAGCGAAAAGAATGCGCTCGGTCGCCGGGAAATATGACCGCAGGCTTTCTTTGTTGCAGCCATTCCAGCGACCGGAAGGTTTTGCCCAGATGATGTGATTAAGGACACTGAACCGCTCCCGCATCATGATTTCAATATTAGACGCAAGGCGATGCCCACAGAACAGGTAAAGGCTACCGGCGGGTTTCAGAACGCGCCAGAACTCAGCCAGGTATCCATCAAGCCAGCGTAAAAAATCCTCATCCCCTTTCCACTGGTTGTCCCATCCTTCAGGTTTTACCCTGAAGTAAGGTGGATCCGTAACAATAAGGTCAATGGAGTTATCAGGGAGAGAAGCGATGTAACGCAGGGAGTCAGCGTTGATTAACTCAACACTGTTTATTTTTACAGTATTTTTCATAGATCAGTAAGCGTAACTCTGATAGGCTCACTATGCTTTTGCGCTAAAGCAGTGGGCCCTGGTTAGCTTGTGACCTGAAAGCATGAGCTGATGGCTGGCTGGGTGCGACAACACCCACCAGCCGCCCATTTTCACAGCAGGTGTCTCTGAAGATATTCAGAGATATGAGATAAATTCTTCTTAAGTTATTAAGAATATATTACATGGTTTTATTTCGTATTTCAGTAGCCAGATCAGACAGAATTTCTTCTAGTTTATCTGAGTATAATTGGCTTGAATCTAGCACTACATTCCTTGATCGTTGAGGGTTATTTACTCCTTTTCTAAGACTGAAATAAACCTGGTTTGCCTCTGCCAATAATTTATGTGCTTCTTTGAGTTTTTTGGAAAGAAAAGGAAAATAAAGAGCAGCTAATAATTCAATTTTGACGGCTAGATTTTTTCTCTCAGGATTTTTTGTTGCATCTTCTATCGTCATCTCATTCAACTGATCATTTGTTAAATTACCATCTATAACATGGACCCAATTTATGTGAGCTATTGAGATCGTTTCTTTATGCAATAATATTAATCTATATAGCTCTTCACCTTTTTCAAGGTTTAGCTCTCTGACTCTCTTAAGTCGTTCTGAACGCTCTTTACATAGATAGATTACAAAAGTAATTGCATTTGTAATCAATGTACCAATCAGCAATCCAATTGCAGCTATAACTGCAACGTTTTCCTTGGTTAATTCCATATCATCACCATAAAAAAACTCACCGAAGTGAGTTTACAAGGAAAACGGTAGGTATACAAAGCCCATCGTTATGAAAATGCTAACCACATTTTTTGAATATTGCAAGTATCATGCAGCTAAAATTATCAAAAATGTAGCTATCGCGTCACTTTCCGTAACTGTAGTTCTGCAAATGCCTCTTCCTGCCAGCATTTAGAAACCAGCTTATTGATGACCTCGCCATAACCGTTGTACCAGGTGTAATTCGTCAAATCCGGAATGACCTTTTGCACCTGCGCCCGGGCAATAGTTGTTGGCAGCCTGCTGTAACGATTGCCATTACAGCGACCGCATACTTTCATTACCGGCACACCGTGGAGTTTAGTGCGCTTCTCATCAAGTACAGTTCCCTTCCCCTTACATCCTCTGCATGCTGTCGAGATAGTTCCCTTACCATTACAGTGGTGGCAAATCTCTTCGACTTCCTCATGGCGGATCATAGGCTCTACGCCTTTTACGCCTGGATGTTTTACAACATCACACATTGAACGTAACACCCCTTCACCATTGCAATGTGGGCAAACTGATTTACTCGCCGCCGAACGGGAATAGTCCTCATATGCAAAGTTCACCAGTACAGGAAGAATTTCAAGACGGGACTTCTCACTTAGTTTTTGTAATACCGGATTTTTCATTGCCAGGGCGTAGTTAAAAAGTCCCTCCAGTGCAGGTGCTGGATCCTGTATTCCCATCTTTGCCAGAAACAGATTAAACCCAAGTGGTGCCATTGACTGCACCATGCCCTGCGCAGCCATCACATCAGTTATTGTCAACGCCTCAGAGCTGGTTCCCGGCGTTTCATCATTTAGTTTCGGTGATTTTGGTGAGTAAAATTTTGGTAATGATTCAAGGTTCATACGTGTTCTCCACTTACGCCAGCACACCAATTGCAAGCGCGCGATCGATAAAACGAAATATCAACTCCAGCTGCGAGCCGTATTTCTCTTCGAATGCCACGGTATCCGCATGTAACTCGTCGTGATGCTTTCTGCACAAAGGCAACACCCAGAGGTCATGCGCTTTTGTCCCCATGCCGCCCTGACCGTGGCCTATCAGGTGGTGCGGATCATCTGCCTGCGTACCACAGCAGGCACACGGCTGGGCCTTCACCCAGCGCGTGTATTTCTCATTTTCCCAGCGTCTCCGCTTCGGGCGTAGCATGAAGCTTTCCGGCGATTCCGGATCAATCCTGAGTGTCAGTACCTTCTTCGCCTTCTCCTGCACAATGCTGGTGGCCGGTAACGAAGGCACAATATCGCTTTCTCGCATGATCGATTTCGGTTCTTCAGCCGGCAGTCTCAGCGCCTTATGCGCAACACTTTCAGGAATAACATCGCCCAGATCATTTCTGACCATCCACCAGCACAGCTCCGGGAGGGTCATTACATGCGACTCTGGAAAACCTAAATCCGTGCGGATGACTGACATAATCCAGGATACCAGGTTTTTGCTGGCTATACCTGCGAGCTGTTCCGTGTATTGACCAGCGAGGGTGTGGTCGCAGTGCCAGCACAGCCGGATGCTCCCTGGCTTATGCCGCATTATCGTGAAATTCTTGTCGTGCCATGTTGAATGGGGCCACTGGCATTCGAACTTTTCATTTAGCCAGGTATCAAGCGAAGACAATCCGCCAGCGCGCTGTATAACGCGATGATCCTCGAATATCTCACTCATTACCGGATCGTCCGCCAGGGGTTGAACCGCTGCCGGCACAGGACCTGTATTGTAAGAGGCCATGCTTTCAGGTTCTGGCTCGAGCAAGACCCGACCGCGCATGAATAGCGGCATCAGTTCAGCGCCGGGACGGAAAAGCACAACCCCCATTCGGTGGGCTATTTCAGGTGTTAAAAGTGCCCTCACGATTCAGCCCTTACAGCGAAATCTGTTTAAGTTTTTGCACTGCCTTACCCATATCAGCCATCGCATCCACAAACTCGTCAAACTTACGGCTGGCCATCCCATAGGACTGGAGAATCTCGAGCTTTAGCGGATCAAGTTGTTTTTTAATTTCAGCGCGATCACCGGCCTTTTTCTCAGCTTCATCTGCAGCACGGATCAGAGCTTCAGCTTGCTTGCGTAAATCTTCTGGAGTCACTGTTTGTTTGCTCACATTTTCTTCCTTCGTTGATTGGTGCTCTTGGATGATAGGTGCCACGGACTGATGACCGAACTTAGGATGATGTAGAGTTGTGGTTCTTCCATCATGTTCCACGACGAGGAGGCCACTATCCCGGATAATGTCAATAAGTGACTCTTTATCCCTTTTATTCAAAAGGCTATACGCAGGAACCTTATGCGTAATCTGGGTTAACGTTGCACCTTGTGGCATTTTCTCCACAAACCGTTTAACACGGGATAAAACAGGCTGGAGGTGTGGTGGTGTCAATCTCACTGAATACCCCCTGATAACTCTTTATCGTGGGTATATTTACCGTTCCAGGTCACCTTCATCGGAAGCTTTCCTTTCAGGTAATTTTTGTACAGCCAGACAGCACCATCTCTGAGCAGAACAGGTTGATAGGTGGTAAAGCTGACTGCAGAGTTTGGTGAGACTTTCGTGCTTTTCTCAGTAAGGTATTTATCGCGAGCGTAAGAACGGACACGCCATTGAGCGCTGCGCCCTTCCGGATTGTCATCATAGAGCCAGTTTGCAGAGACCAGCCAGGCACTAATCTTGCTGGTATTAACACCGTTGAGGCGTTTGCAGAACTGCACTGGAGAAAGCCCGTCGGTGAAGAGACTCTCGAGGTGTTCAATGTATTCAGCCTGCTGGTGAGTAATAGCCTCAGCCTGTTGCTTTGCTTCCATGGCGTCAGCCCATGCGCGGGCAAGCTTTATTGGGTCTGAGATATCAGGTAGCGTAACGCCATAAACTTCGCGCATGCCAAAGTAATGATCTTCGAGTTGCTCAAAGAAATCCCACGCCTGCTCTGTCTCAAGCATTTTCGCGTGGTGTGATGCGCCGCGTTCAGTCCAGAGGTACAAGCTGCGAGTTTTCGGCGAAATTTGCACATAGCTTAAAGAGTTGCGCAAATTTTCGACTTCTTCACCCTCAACCCTGAAGTAGTGTTTACCCTCAATAAACCGGTTTTTGTTGCGATTGAAGTTATTCGTGATGTTTTGCGTGGTGGTGCTGTACCCAGCAGCAAGGGAATCAGTAGTTACCACTCGCTGATTGCGATAAGTAATCACCGGTACTGCGGAATTATTAACAGAAACAACAGATGTAGCGCTACCTTTGGGCGTAGCAAGGCCCATAACCTGGTTAGTCATATTTTCTCCACTGTTTTAGTGCGAAGGGGACTGCACTCCCGTTTCGCTTGCACCGGATAACCATACCTTGAATTACCCATGTTTTGCTCTAGCAAGATGATATTTTTTCCTCAAATTTCTTGATCGAGATCTCTACTCTTCCCCCTTTCACTACTGGCCCCCACTCCACCAGCATTCTTTTCACCTGGCTGTCGTCCTCCCAGATCCCCGCGTGGGTAAGAGCGTCGAACAGCGCTTTGTTGTAGTTATCCAGATCCCGGATCCGGTTGTCCGGTGGGAACAGGATTATTTCAACAGCCGCCGGTGACGATGACGGCTTCGGGAGCATGCGCAATTGTTCAATGATTGCCGCACATGCTGACGACTGGAACTGGCGACCTTTGGCACTTATCAGATGACGACCGGCAAGCGGCCCCTTATTCGGGGCGCGCCAGTACGTGTTCACACTTGGAGGAAACGGCAGCACCAGTTTCATACCCGGATCCCCTTGTTTTTGAGATAGGAGATTGCGCGTTCCTTCGCTCCATCCTCACCATTCACAAGCGCATGCAGCAGAGAATCTGCATCAGCAGCGTTCTCCTGATCGTTGATGGCAATTCCCCGCGAAACGCCACGCGTCAGAGTGATAGCCCCTTTCCTCTCCAGCGCGCGCAGATGATCCGCTGCAGCATTTGGGGAGCTGCATCCCAGCAGCCCCGAAAGTTCTGTATTGGTTGGAGGATAACCATGCTCGCGTTGAAAGCTGATCAAGGTCTCCAGTACATGCTGCTGGCGAGCCGTGAGAATTTCTTTCACGCGCTTTCCTCCAGAATGTTGACCATCTGAGCAGAAGCAACGGCAATGATCTCGCTGGTGGGCATACGTTCAAGCCATAGCTGATTGATATTGCCTTTCAGCTTGTTCTGCTGTGACTCAGTCAGGGCGTCAACGCCATCCACCTGGTTAAACACCAGACCAACCTCGAGAGGCCAGATACGCGATTCGACTTCTGGTAATGTCAGCGGCGCAGGTGGCTGTACTGTTTCTGCCTGGCGGGTCTTACCAGCGGCAAATGTGACCAGCGACATAAACGCCTTCCCTTTTTCCTCCAGATCGGTACGGCTGATGTAGCTGAAACGCTCGCCGCGCCATGACTTATCGAAGATTGCAATGGCGCCAGCAAAGAAAGCACCTGTGGGTTTCTGCTTATCGTCAGCAGGAACAAACCACACAGGGAGATCGAAACCAATGCGACCGCGAATAAACATGATGTGATCGGCATCTTCAGGCCACCATGTTTCACTTGTCGCCGCTTTAATGAGGAACACGTAACGCCCCCCCTTTTCACGCATCTCCATTGTGTGATCCATGATGTGGGTCATGCCGGTGATCGCCTGCTTCTCGTGGTACTGAGAGCGGCTATAGGGTGGATTACCGAATGCGGCCCCGCCGATTGACTCCAGCATTTCCGCCCAATCCTGCACCAGCGCGTTATCTTCGGCGGTGTACCAGACCGGACACTTCGCGTTATCGTCGTCAGCAAACAGATCCAGAACCAACGGTCCAAATATTGCGTTGATCCCCCAAAACAACAGATCCGGAGTACGCCACTGATCGCCAACCTCTTTCAGTTCGTGGGCTGGTTTGCAACGCAGTTCCGCCAGCGCCTGGCAATATTTGTTTAACGTCATCCTCTGAATCCCTCTGGAATTTTGGTATCAACCGGACCGACCTTCATTGGGTCATGTTTCTTTTCGCCCCAGGATTCACGTGGCGGACGCCCCTTCTTGTCCCAGCGGATCCCGCTTTGCAGATACCCCTCAAATTTTTTCGGACCAAACAGTGTTTCAGGGCGCATGTACTGGTACTGCTCATCGTTGCCGTTCCAGTGCTCGTGTTTCAGGTCGATAACAAGTTGCAGGTCAGAAACGCTGTAACCTTCACGCAGACGAGCACGAATGTTTTCCAGCGAGGTTTTTGATTTCTGAAAGCGGGAGCCGCTGACCTGGTTCAAATGGGTTAAAACCAGAATGGCGTTATCGGTGATCGCAACTTCAGGGTCTGGTTGCGACGCAACCGGACAAGAAGGTTTTTTACCTGATGGATCAGTAGTTGAATTTACTGACGGATCCCCGCCAGATTCTGACGGGTGAAAACCGCCATTCTGACCGGATTTTGACGCCTCAAATTTTGACAGGTCAGATTTTGATGCGTCAGATTTTGACGGGTCAGAATCTGACAGGTGAGCGAATGCAACTGTCTGGAGTTTTGCCACATTCAACTGATAAACATTGGAAGCATTTCGGTTGCCCTGTCGCCGCGCTTTGCGTGACAACCAGCCGTCGGCTTCAAGCTTCGCTATTGCCGTTCTGACAGTGCTGACACCTGCACCAAGCTGTCTCGCGATTGTTTCGATGGAAGGCCAGCAGACACCTTCGTCATTGCTGAAATCAGCCAGGCGCGCCATGATAGCCACGCTGGATAACTTCATTCCTGACGCTGCACAGGCATCCCATACATAGCCTGTTAATTTAGTGCTCATAGTCGCCCTCTATTTCCCTGAACTTTCGCTGAAACTGCTCAAGCGGGCTGAAACACTCATGCTCATAGCCTTTACGCAGGTAGATAACGCGGCGGGTTTCCGGTTCCCATCGGATAACTCGAACCGGGATGCCGTAGTGGTCTTTGAACCATCGGTTAAGTTCTCGCATAAGGATTCCCCTCTACGGCGCCATACCCCCACAATTGCCATCGCCCGACTGTGGTTACAGGGAACCCAGCGGCCTGATACCATGCGCTCATACCGAAACATGATGTAACCCCGAACAGGGTATGCACGTAGTTGCGGTATGCGGTTCTTTACCGTTAAACTGTTCATGCGTTAGTTTCTCCACTGATACGACACGCCACGGCGCCCGGAGCTGCACACTCGCGGGCGTCACTCTTTTCTGGAAGGCAATAAACAAGTGATATCAGGTTCAAAAATGTCATAAGCGTTACCCGGAACTGGTACGCTATTTCGTTCAGACTGTCCCATTCCCCTTTATCAACCACACCATCATCGATATATCGACGATATGCGTTGACCAGATCCCCGAGTCTTCCCACCAGTTCAGCCAGCTTTAAACCAATCTCCTCGTTCTCTATCTCTGGCGCCGCGCCTGGAATGTGGATCCCGTTATCTGTTTGACGAGAAAACGCATCGGCTATGTAGCTAACGCCCGCAGCTTTCTGTAGCACCATTGCCCAACCCATAGGGAAGATCTGATCACCATCTACGCGTAGACGGTTAAATAGTGCGTTTTCTGTTACTCCCAACCACTCTGCCGCCTCTGCATAACCACCAGGCAGATCGGTAATGGTCTTCTTAATTGCGGCCACCAGCCAACCAGGCTGACGTTCGACTTTCCATTCCGGCTCATTTCCCACGGTTTGTACCTCTCTTCTGTGGTTACGTTTAGGCTGCTGAATCTGTAGTCTTTTGGTAAAGACCAGCGTCATATTTCAATTTGCCTTTTGTGATTCGTTCGATCACAAAGGCCTGTTTCTCTGGAATGACTTCACCCCATCTGCAAACTGCTGGGTGAGAAATACCGAGCGCATATGCGGTTTTGGATACACCGCCAAAATGCTCAAGAACTTCTGATTTACGCATGTTCCCTCCTGGTTAACCTACGGCCTAAAGGTAACAAAAGGTACATCAAATAGCAAACAACAGTTACAGGAAAACAATGTAACATTCGTTACATGAAAACAGAGATGAAAGACCGGATCAGATCAAGGCGTGTACAGCTCGACATAACGCAGCAGACCCTAGCTAAAAAGCTGGGGGTTAGCCGTGTATCTGTAACAAAATGGGAAAGCGGAACCACAAAACCAGATGGAGAGAACCTTCATCAGTTAGCGCTGGCGCTACAAACTACCCCGGAATGGATTCTCTATGGTCAGGGCGATGATGGAAAAGTTGATGACACAAAATTAGTGCCATACTTAAAATCACCAACCGCCGTCCCTATTATTTCTGCTGTGCAGGCAGGCCTGTGGACTGATACCTATGCATGCTCAAGGCTGACTGATGTGATTTCTTGGACTCAAACAACTGCTAATGTTTCTGATGAAGTTTTTGGTCTAGTCGTTCGCGGCGAATCGATGACAAACCCACATGGGCTACCTTCAATACCTGAAGGCTCTATCGTAATCGTTGAACCACACTATGGTCAGCTAGATGACCTTTATGGGAAGATCGTAGTTGCGGTTTTGGATGGTTCCGCTGAAGCTACGGTGAAAAAGTTAGTATGGGATAGCCCTTTTGCGTATCTCATGCCACTTAATCCTGCGTTTAAACCCATTCAGATTGACGGAAATTGCAGAATCGTTGGAAAGGTTGTTCAGATTACGCAAAACCTATAGTCCTAACCCCATCATGTAATGCCAGCGACCCCGCTGGCTTTTTTTTACACCGAAAGGTAACAAAAAGTACATTACACTCTTGACCACAATGGTAACTAAAGGTACATTTCAATTACACCGTAGGAACCATTGGTTACCACGGAAAGTTCCCTGTTCTGGCTGTTCACTTTCCCCTTGAGGGTGTCAGCCAGCCTTTTCAGGGCACAACAGGTAAGAGCATTCCCGCCACATGACTGCTGAAACCCAAGCGCTAGGCGGATCACGGTGAATCAAAAGGGATACCGAATGGCATAGCCTGGAGATAGCCGCCGCGACTGGACGCGCCGAAACGCAGAATGCGGGGCGTTGGTTGAAGATCGGAATGCTCTTTCCGTTGTGGCGAATTGCAGCCCTCAGAGGTAACCAGAAGATAAGCATCTGGCGCCACAACCCAATCACGTAGCCAGCGTGGTACCAGGAAGTAAGAAAGCTGTGTGTAGTCTTGGCGGTACCAGGGTCTTCAACCTGACAAAAGGGGGACGAAGATAATGTTCTACCTCGGTACCGCCCTTTTTTACAAAACAGACAAGGGCATCACCGGGCGACGGGCTCATAACCCAATCCACCCGGGCGGTTGCAGCCGCAGGTGCTCTTGTCTGTTTTGTGGAGAAACTAACTGGCGATGGCAGTCGCCCGTTGCACTAAGTGCCTCTGGATGGGGCATTTATTGAAACGAAACCAAAACTTTTATTCGCCTTATGGCGAGGGATTCGTGCAACCAAAAATCGTGCGGTGCAGCGCACCAATTAAGGAGAACTAACGATGAGTTTTATCCAGACTCTTTCCGGTAAGAAGTTCGATTATATCAACTCCACCATTGACGATATTGATATCGAGGATATCGCCGGTGCGCTTTCAAATATCTGCCGCTTCGCGGGGCACCTGTCGGAATTTTACAGCGTGGCGCAGCATTCCGTTCTGTGCAGTCAACTCGTGGCGCCAGAATTCGCCTTTGAAGCGCTGATGCATGATGCCGCAGAGGCTTACTGCCTGGACATCCCTGCCCCGCTGAAAGCATTGTTGCCAGATTACCGCCTGATCGAGACACGAACTGACCACCTGATCCGCCTGAAATTCGGCCTGCCGCTCGACGAGACATCCCTAGTTAAATATGCCGACCTGACCATGCTCGCGACCGAACGCCGGGATCTGGATATCGACGACGGCTCCATATGGCCGATTCTGGAAGGTATTCCACCCACGGATTTATTCGAAATTCATCCTTTGCGCCCCGGCCAGGCCTTCGGCCTGTTCATTAACCGGTTCAATGAACTGATGGAGCTGCGCCAATGCGCCGCCTGAAAGTGAAAGAGCTCGTTGCGGAGGCGCATGCCTCCGTACCGGAACTACCAGCAAAGCATGGGCGGCTTATGAAAGAGGTCGCAACACGACTGGAAGCAACCTATGCAGCGTTAACCGAGTCACTGGCTCGGCTGGATCAGCAACGTGAAGGTAATGTGCAATGACCGTATTCGAATACGTCCAGGCTCATCCCAATACCACCAGCAGCGATATTGCTAAAGCGCTGCACAGAAGGACACCTGTCGTGGCCGGCGCACTATCGCAACTCTACACCACTGGCCACATCGTAAAAACTGGCGTTCGTGGTGGTGCACCAACATACCGCGTCAACGATCTGCCATTCGGCTGCAGTAATCCTCTGACACTGATGTTTAACCAGCTTTTACTGGCAGTACGCCGGGAGGCTGCCCAATGAGCAACATCGACAAACGCGCATTACGGGAAGCAGCGGAGAAGGCGACGCCTGGTCGTATAGGTGACCGCATCGACGGAAGCGGTAGCATTAAATATCGGTGTGTCGGATATGACGGCTCTCTGGTTCTGCTTACCGACCACAAAAACATGGAGTACGGGTTCGTCGGTGATAACGGTGACGCTGATGAACTCTTCTTCCGTCTTTGTGTGCCTGACGTGGTGCTGGCGCTGCTGGATGAGTTGGACAGCGCCAACGGTTACGCCAGCGCATACGAGGCTGAAAAATGGCATTACCACGGACTGGCAGAGTGTGAGGGTGAGCGGGCAGACAGAGCAGAGAAAGCGCTTGTAGCCGCAGAGAAGCGCAACGCCGAATTAGAGGGCGATAAATCGCGAATGATGGACGCTCTGCACTCTGCTGTGGCGCTAAACAGCGCAGGGATAAGCCTCAATGATTTTGACGAATGTGTTTCCCGACTGCATGAATGTGGTGCTTTGCCAGATTACTGCATCGCGCTTTATGTGGATTTTATCCACGGGTACGTTTCAGAAAACAAGTTACTGGACTTTGGTTTCGTCAACGATAACGGAGCCTTTTCTTTGCGACAAGCAGAGAAGCGCATAGCAGAACTGGAGGCGCGGACGGTTGATATTAATTTGCCTGAACGACGTGATGAAAATTACGACTGGGATGGTGCTACGCCAACAGAGGCATTCAATACGTGCATATCAATTTGCTCGCTAATGTTCAGTCAGTCATTACTGTTACCAACGGTGCAAAACTGATCCACCCCAGCGGTTGAAAATTGATCCAGGGGTTAATCTGCTCCTCTGAATACAGGGGAGCTTATGATCACTTT